ATGTTGATTGATCATTTTTAGACCAAAACGTAACTTTATATTTTTACGAACAAGAAAGTCTTTTGATAAGTCAAATGCACCAAGAGTTTTTACACATATGAACTCATCATCATATAATTGAATAGTAAACTCGCCACCACATAACCACTTTATCACACTCATGTTTTCTTTCACTATGATGTATGAATCAACTATTTCATTTGTGAATGAATATTTTATCTTAAACTTATACCCTCCCCTTTCGATCACTGTTCCTTCAGTTAAAAGTGAGTCTCCTTTAATATCAATAGACTCTTCATGTGTATATATACATCTTCCTTCACATACCTCACAAGAAATATCATTGATGACATTTACACATTTACCATTGCATATACCACAAGCAAATATTGGTATATTTAAATCTAATCCAGTTCCATTGCAATATTCACAGCGTCTAGTATTAACTTTATAGTCTTTTATACCTGTTTGATTACACACCTCGCATATTTTTTCACTACTCACTTTTTCAGTTCTGTGTATTCCATTCAAATATTCTGAAATGTCAATCTTTAATACATGAATATCTTGTTTTGATGTTTTTCTCTCTTTCTTTTGTTCTGCACTGTGATCATAAGAGAAAAAACTTGCAATATTATCAAAGAGCTCATCCTCATACAACGTCGTATCATAACTCTTTCGCTTACTTTCATCTATCAAAGTATCATATGCTTGTTGTATTTGAATGAATTTCGACTCCTTATCTTTATCACCTTTAGTTTTATCTGGGTGATACTCTTTAGCCAATTTATAATACTGCTTTTTTATTTGATTGTTATCAGCATCTTTTGAAACATTTAATAACTCATAATAATTCATTTAACACATACACTTAATTAATGTAATAGGAATCTTTTTAAGCTCTTTTTATATGCATCTGACAGCATTTATAAATAATGTTCTAATATAAAAATATATATGCACCAATCACTTTTAGCATTATATCATACACATGTTATGTATAAAATGCATATGAATACTAGTAAAACAAAAGATTACACAAAACTTATATTTTCAGCAAAAAAATAAAAAAATGATTTACCTTTTTTTCTTCTAAAATAAGTATAATTAATATTGAAAATGATGTTTGACCAAAACTTTTTCTCCGTGAAAAACACGACTACAACTGCCCATGTTCATAGTGGACTACAAAGACAGAATGCTTGGAGTGAAAAAGATCTTACCGCTTTGATAGGCACAAATTACTCCAAAAGTAGGCAGTAATCATGAATACAATTATGAATACAAGTATAAAAACTAAAAATAATAACCATGTATTCTTTTTTTCACTATCGCCAAAATTCTGATATATTCTCCACGCATCATCATATGATACTTGTCTTTTCTTCAATTCTCTGTTAACTATATTATGAATGTCAACAGTCCATTTAAAAAGTGTTTCGTTGTTTTCCAAATCACTCTTCTCTAAGGGTCTCTCTTTTAAATGTTTGACATAATTTACAGAACATTTATAGCAGGGGATCACCTTGTGAAGATTCTCAAAAAAGGTCTGAAAATCTCTTTTATCTTCATTGTTAGGTTTTTCAGGATAATCTAATGCAATAAAATGTATTGTATACCAAAAGTGCTTCCCCCAAATATCAGGTTTCATCTTATAATAAATATAAACAAAAAAGTTGCATTCTTATTTATTTAATAACTTCGCAATCTTTTTTTGTAGTGTAATCAACTCATCTTGTGACATATTTTCAATTTGATTTTCATCTACAGGAGATTGCAAACTCTCTTGCTTTAATGGTTTTGAGTTCTTTTTTAATTTTTCTTCAATTAAAGAATCAATGTCAACATCTGTATCTTCCTCAGCAACATTAGTTTCAGTTTCATGTTTATCTTCCGCATACAAAGTTTCGTCTTTCTTATCATTTATTGAAAGCATTTTGTTAATATCATTCATAATGTCAGACGATTCCTTTATATCGGGATAAAGGTCTTTTGTAGATTCAATTATGGCTTCGTGGAACTTCTTAGCCTTATCTTTCCACGTGTATTTTACCACATCTAGTCTAGCTTGTTTACCATGGGAAATGATGAGATCTTTATCGCTATAATACTTTTCAAGAGCTGATACATAATCATCAATAGAACATAATTCCATTTCCCCACCTACTGCATCCTTTGTAGTATCTCCATAAATAGAAGTTATGGGTTTTACCATGATACTATTGTTCTCATTAAAAAAATCCTTGAACCCGCCTACATTGGGAACCACTTGGGGTACACCTACACCAGCTTGTTCAAAGTTACATAAACCAAAACCTTCCCCATCACATGTATTGAAACCAATATTTGCGGCATTATACATGATGTTAATATCATAGTCTCTAAGTTTTTGTGGATTCTGAATGAAGATGAAATGGCTCTTCAATTGTTCTACAGATAAACCATACTTTAACCCTTCATATTTAAGTAGTTCTGCAATGTTCCACGAACCCTCAATAGATGTCATCACTAGAAGTTTGATTTTTTCACCAATATGTTTCGAGATAAACTTCACATATGCCATTATACAATGATCCCAACGTTTTCTTGGTTGATTTCTATTCAAATTTAAAATGATGAAATCATCTTGATTTAAGTCGAAATATTTTCTAGCTACATGTTTCGGTATAGGAAAATACTGATTTTTATTGAAACCATGTTCTACTATCCACAATGGTTTGTTGAAATTTTGCTCAACAAGACACTTTTTCCAATATTCTGTAAAAGCAATACCACCATCCGAATTTGAACAAATAAAATCAATTAAGGCTTGTTTTTCGTTTCTATAAACAATATCAATATAAGGGATTATCTTGAATTTTCTACCTTCTATTTCACTTATGTTTTTTAAAAGTGTACTAATCACAATTAAATCGTTATATACTATAATAATGTCAGGTGCTAATTGTTTAACATAATCAGTGAAGTTTTTTTCTCCAAAACCTTTATTTTTAGGTTCTTCATTTTTATAAGCATCATAAATTTCAACATTAGCAGGTAGTTCACGTTCCTTTGCATGATCTTTATCATCGTAAAAATTTTGAAACCCCCATATATGTAACTTGATGTCATCATACTTTGCTAGTTCTTTTGATAGTTCATATACAACTTTTGAGTATCCATTAAATTGATAGGGATGAGTGCCACAAAATAAGACTTTCCTTTGCATGGTGTTTAAAATAAAAAAGTATAAATATTTCTACGTTAAATACGCAAAAATATCTATTCACGATGATTCCACAATACTATGTGTATCAAGTTCTTCGTCATACATATATGTTCCAACACGTGTCATATGAATATCATAAGCTTCCAGTGTTTTTTGTTTGATATAAAATAATTGACCCGCTATCTTGATTGATCGATAGTTCTTTGATATAGAAAGATTAGATTTTTTTACAATTACAGTATCGGGGTCCATAACTGATTCTTTTCCTTCTTTTTTTGGTTCATTGACTTTAACGGTATTATTCTTTTTTTGTGCACTTTTGATTGAATCAATAATCGTTGTTGGAATAATTGTTCCCGATAATCTAGATTCATCTGCAGGTTTTTTATGCATTCCGCAATACAAATCCCCTTTTCTAGATTTAGAACACTGAGAAATAGTGTTCATATTATGATCAAATTTACAAGATAGGCAGCACTTTTCGTTAAAAGCACCTTCAATACGTTCATCGTCGGATAAATATATGTTGAAATCATTATAAATATCAATACCGTGTTTTTGTTTGATTGACTCACATTTGACTAAAATATCATTCAATTTATATTTGTATGTATCGAGTAATACCAATTGATTAGATTTAGGAGCCATTATAATTAATAATATTTCACTTTATGAAAAACTTGAAAAAATAAATATGTTATGTTATCAATTTTTAGTATATTTGAAATATTTGTTGAAGTTTTATGGATTCATATCTTTTAAACTTTCTCTTTCAGCAAATTTCGTCAATTTATTAATTAAATCAAGTGATTTTCTACCATCATCGGTGGAATTACTATCTTCACTTATTCTCTTTATATCTTCACTATACCTTTTCTTGATATCATTAAATTTCTTATTCTCTTCACTATTTCTACTTTGAATTTCACTCATTCTTCTTTCAATAAGCTTAGATTTATTTTCATTTAGTTCATACGATTCATTAGATTCAATTGTATCCATAACATTTATTCTAACATCGTCTTTACAAACAATTTCATTACTGTTGCGTGTTACTAACGTAATTAGTTCATCAATTTCACCTGCGTGATTATCTCTGATTTCCTTCAGTTTTGAATCTAAACTATTCTCCACATGTGAAGGAATCGTTGGTGCAGATTCTATGAGTTTATCTATCTTTTGTTTACACTGTTTTATATATTCTGCTATATTTGAATAGACTTTCACATCTGTATCTGATAGATAAATATGCATTTTAATCTCTTTGGAAATCTTACTATACTCTATAGAATGACTGTTATGATTAGCTTCTAATTTCTGAATATTCAAGAAATTATGTATCGTTGTAAGTATAGCTGTTATAAATCCGAAAAGTCCAATAAATATACTTATCAAATTTACACCATTAATAATTGCAAATTGTGTTTCACCTGCATTCAATAGACCCAATGTTCCCGTTGAACTTGATAAGATTATAATTGGAATCATGAAATAAAAATTCAATCTCGAGTAATATTCGGTTGATTTCTCATGTAATAAATGATATGTGTTCGTTTCCAATTCCCAACCTTTTAATATTTTAAATTCTGCCATACAAAACTAATTATATTATAGTTGAAATATTTTAAATACTTTTGTCACTATAAAATTCTTGAATCGTTGTTTGTTTATTTTTCGTATCTTTCTTGATAGTGAACAGTTCATTATGTGTAGTATTAAATGTATCACACAGTTCTTCGATTTGTTCTGATACAGATATCATAGGATACGAATTAGTAAAATAAATCACATTGTTATTATTTTTTCGGTAGGTTTCAATATCTAAATCACCTCCAAATACTTTCAAAGTCTCTCGTGGTTTCGCACATTTTATAGATTCTTGAATACCAGATTTAATTGCCATGAGATTCAAAAGGTTAAATCGTTCCCAAATATTAATATTCAAATCTGTTATTGTATAGTTATGTGCAACCGCGCATTCGAAACTACAATAATTACCACTACAGTAAAAAACATTATTGACATACTTCAGTGGTATACCAACAGGCGAATTTGTAAAAGAATGACAACACCAATGACAGTATGTATCAGTTTGTGTTGGCCAAGGTGTATTATCCATTGTCTTACGATCAGAATCTGTTATATTTTCTGTTGTAGAAATATTCAATGGCACGGTAGAAAAGTTATCTTCTTGAATGTAGGCATTCGGTACTAACATATTCGGATCATATTCACAAAATGATTGCTCATGTGTTAAATGATCTAATTCATCAGATTGTGACTTTTTGATATGAATGATTTGAGGGATTTGATCATTTGTATCAGTGTTTGGTTTTGTAGAAGGTTCTTTTTCAACTTCAACAGTTTTTTCAACATTTTTAGGTTTTCTTCCTCTTTTTTTCTTTTCCATGTTCAATATGTGAATATATGTGAAATATGTTTAAATAAAATACTGTTATTATAATAATCACAGTATGGAATATATCATAATAGTGCTCGAAAAAGCACCATTCATAGATCCATTGACAGCTTTGGGCATAGTCGGTTATTCATTAGTGACAACAGCTATTGTTGGGTATTCTGGTTATATGTTATCATCTCAAAAACCCACTAAAGAAAAAATCGATTAATTTCTATTTTAAAGAAAAAAATGATAAAGACTTTTATTTTAAAAACATAAAACAATAAGCTAACATAAACCAGGACAAAATGGAGCAAACATTCATAACAATGAAAACAAAGCAACAAATTGTCGAAGAGTTAGACTCAGATGACTGTGTTATTATCGAATAATGATATGTAAATATCAATATAGGATTTATTAATATAATTTAGTTTTTTTTCCAAAAAATGATCACATACGTGATGTAAAATTATATTAATATTAAGTTTCATTATCATTATAATCATTTAACTTTTAAAATGGACTCAAAATACGATTTACACAAGGGTATTGATATTCTCTTCAACAAAGATAATGATAAAATCATAGTTAAATTGTAAAAAATGATATATGAATATGTTCATTCTACATAAACTGAAACGTTGGAAAGTAAAATTATGTCTATTGAAACCGTTGGTATTATTATTGGCATAGTTGTCGTTTTTGTTTTCACAATAGTTATCACATGTACATGCTGTGGCTGCATGATGTCGACAGCTATTTTGAATACCGATACAACAACTGTGCATCCTACTACTGAAAATAAAAATTAAAAACAAAATACTCTTAATATTTAACAAACAATTTACATTTGTTTTTTCTCCAAAATCTTTTTCAAGTCTTTCAGATTATCATCATCTAAACTGTTCTTTTCATAAGCTTCCAAAATTTCAGTCAGTTGATCATTAAAGTTCAAGTTCAATTTATTTATAGCTTCGTCTGTGAGACTTTTCAAGTTATTTATAGTATTCGATTTATCATCATATGTTTTGTCCATTGATTGAAGAAGATCCTCTATTTCGTCCAAAAAATAATGATAATTTTTCAAGACTTTACTCAAGTCAACAATCACATTCATTGAAACTCTGAACCCATTAGCAAGTTTGTCATTGACTTCTGAGTATTGCTTGATAGTATTTTTTGTCCTTTTTTGCTTTTTTATATTGTTCTTCAAAGCTTTGTGAATTTGATTCATCTGTTCTTGAGTAGGATCATCTAACTTACCCAACATGATAATTAATTATATAAAATGTTTTTATTACGGAGTGCTACTAAGACCAAGACTTTTTATAACCAATGCCACATACTCTGGACTTGTGAAATAATTTCTATAATGCTCTTCTTGTGCTGCTAAAAGTCTATATGTAATCCTCTCTTCAATCTCAGCAAATACTCTACATGTAGGAACCACATCCCTTCTAATATCTTTATCTTGTAAATCATCAGTGATTCTAACTAATCCATATTCTGAATCAGAAGCTATTGGAAGATTTTTCCATTCCATTTTGCCACTTGCATTTCCTGCAACAAGAAATTTCCCTGTTGGATTAGTGGATGCTCTATAATAGAATTTCTCATTGATTCTTAAATGATTGAAATGAACATAACCACCAGATATTCTAACATCATTAATATCTTGTGTAGCCATACTTCCTAATCCTAGATTAGCACGTGCGGCCTCTGCATCATTTAAATCCGCTAAATTACTCTGAGCCACTATGAATCCAACATCGTTATTAAATCTACTGACGTTATATGGATAATCTTCTAAATCCGAATATTTACCTGTTACAGCCACCCTTTTTAACTCTAAATTACTTCTAGCATCACTTTTGTTGGTTAAATCACTTAAATTTTTATTTGCCTTCAAATAAACATCACTACCTTGTAAATCATTTATAGTCGCTGGAACACTCGCTTTTAAAGTATTCAATTCATTGGTCAGTGTGTATATATAGTTAGATAAAGCTGTATATGAAATCACTGACACATTAGACCTTGCATCGGGGACATAATTATTGTAGTCATTGATTATGTACACGCTTCCAGGATTTGTCTCTGTCGCTAAAAAGTCATCTAGAGATTTGAATTGTGATCGTTTATTATTATCGAAAGTTAACACCTTGTCCCTTATATTCTCTGTAGTATTAAATTGTAAATTACTTAGTGTAATATTTGATACAGAGAAAGTTGTACTATTTTGAGTTGCAATATCTCCTAAACCTAAATTTTGACGCACTGTTTGCCTTTGCTGGTCATTTGAGAACTCCGATAAAAGATTGGTCTTAAATAAGTATTCATTTTTACCAAATAAACTTACAATAGCATTTAAATCTCCTAATTGTAAATCAGAGATTTGTTCATTTAGATTAGAATTAACTTTGTATAACAATTCAGATGTTGGGACAAAATTAGAATCATTAATAAGAGTATCTGTTTTATATACTATACCTGGAGTTGTATTTGTAGCAATAGTAAAATTTCTCATTTCAACTTCTTTTGATGAATTGATGTATAAATATCCATTACTATTCAGGTTATTTAATTTTAATTTGTTAGTTACATCTAATCTTTCTAAAGATACATTATCTGGATCTTGTAAAGCCAAAGTTCCTAATCCCAAATTAGACCGTGCTTGTTGCACATCAGTTAAATCTGATAAATTGCATGCTGAATATAAAAATTCATTCAATAGGTCATTACTATACACTTCTCGTAAGCTTTGAGGTCTGTTACTTAAGTCAAGATAACTACCAGAAAATGCAACTGAAGCCAATTGATTAGATTGAACATAATTCACGTCATTGCAAAAACCAGATAAAAGAATCTTACTTTGATCATCATCCAGCCAACTAATCGAAGGAACTTCGAACCATTCAACAGAACCAGTTATATCAACATTTTTAAGCAAATAATTCGTATTCTTCAGTGGACTACTTGGAACAAATTTAAAAGTATCTATTTCAATGTTTCCTCCTGCAATACGAACATCATTACTATTCATTGTTGACATATTTCCAAGACCCAAATTTGTTCGAGATTTGGTAATATCAAATAAATCCGCTAAATTGTTATCGGCAATTAAATACGCCATTAGTATATTAATTTGATGAAATTTTATTTATTTAAAAAAAAAATTATTGTTTAAAATAAGGAACATAAACGATGCCAGGAGGACTTTTACAACTCATGGCTTATGGAGCACAAAATTTATATCTTAATGGTAATCCATCGTTAAGTTTTTTTAAGAAAGTATTCAAAACTCATACAAACTTTGCCACAGAATCAATGCGATTGAATTTCAATAGAACCACTATGAATATAGCCGAGAATACAACTCTTATTTGCAAGATAGATAGAAATGCCGATATGTTACAAAACATGTATTTCGCTATGACTATTCCATCGATTCCTAAACGAAAGGATAAAGAAAAATTCAAATTTGTTCAAAATTTAGGGGAAGTTATCATAGATAACTATTACATTACTATCGGTGGTAATATCGTAGATAAACAATACGGCGAATGGTTACATATATGGAATGAGCTCTCACTGTCATCCGATAAAAGATACGGTTATTCTAAATTGATTGGTAATATTGCCGATATATTTGCACCAGATGATCATAGCAATAATAATTTAAAAGATGGTGATATTCAAGTGTTTGAACGTAGGATATATGTTCCCCTACTCTTTTGGTTCAATAAAATACCAGGGTTGGCATTGCCTCTTATCAGTTTACAATATCATCAAATAGAAATTCATATTGAACTTAGACCATTGATAGATATTTTTACATTGGGGACATCTGGAGATTCTAAACTGCGAAAGCCAACGGTTAGTGATTGTTTGAGATATTTTACAGTAAATAGTAATTCCATTCATATAGATCCCTACATTGAAACTAATTACATATTTCTTGATACAAATGAAAGAAAATACTTTGCAAAGAACTCACAAGAGTATCTAATAGAACAAGTCAATCGTATATCGTTCAATAATCTTAAAAACAATAATCTACTCACACTTGATGTTCACAATCCAGTCAAGGAGTTTATTTGGGTCATAGGAAGAAATGATAGATCTCTTCAAAATAGATGGTTTGATTTCACAGATTGGGAAACAGTAAAAATAGGATTAACAGGATTACCTACATATCCTAAAATAGGAGATGTAAAAAAATATACTGAATCATCTATTAATGGTGAAATAATGAAATCTGCACGATTCTTATTCAATGGATTAGATAGAATGGAGGCGAAAGACAATTATTACTTTAACATCATACAACCTTATCAACATCATACACACATTCCAAGCACACCTGGTATCTACGTGTATTCATTCAGTTTAAATCCCGAAAACTTCCAACCTTCGGGAAGTTGCAATATGTCAAAAATTAATAAAGTACAGATGTATGTAGATATTAATGAACCAGTTCCAGATACAAGTGGAGATATCAAATATGCATACGACATGACACTGTATTCCATAAATTATAACTTTTTGAAAATTACCTCCGGTTTAGGTGGTCTCATTTATGCTTAAAATGAAAAGGTCATTGATATATTTACAATTACGTGGTTT